TCTTACTAATAACTTATCTACTGAGGTCGCTAATAGAGAATCTGCGGTAAGTACAGAACAATCAAGAGCGGAAGCGGCTGAATTAGTTCTTACTAATAACTTATCTACTGAGGTCGCTAATAGAGAATCTGCGGTAAGTACAGAACAATCAAGAGCGGAAGCGGCTGAATTAGTTCTTACTAATAACTTATCTACTGAGGTCGCTAATAGAGAAAACGCAGTAAGTGCAGAACAATCAAGAGCCGAGTCATCGGAATTATCTTTGAGTAGTCGTTTATCTTCCGAAGAAAGTAGATCATTTAGTTTTGAAAGTCTATTATCTGACGCATTATCAGCAGAAATTTCAAGAGCTGAAAGTGTTGAAGGTTCATTAGACACCAGAATTTCAGGTGATGTAAGTTACTTATTATCAAATACTGATTTTAGTAATGTTGATTCATTTGTAGAAATTTCTTCAGAATTAAGTGCTGAAGTGTCGAGAGCAACAAGTGCTGAATTAGTTCTTACTAACGACTTATCTACTGAGGTAGTTAACAGAGAATCTGCAGTAAGTGCTGAACAATCAAGAGCGGAAGCCGCTGAATCAGTATTAACTAACGACTTATCTACTGAGGTAGTTAACAGAGAAAATGCGGTAAGTGCTGAACAATCAAGAGCGGAAGCCGCTGAATCAGTATTAACTAACGACTTATCTACTGAGGTTGTTAATAGAGAATCTGCAGTAAGTGCCGAACAATCAAGAGCAACAAGTGCTGAATTAGTTCTTACTAACGACTTATCTACTGAGGTAGTTAACAGAGAAAATGCGGTAAGTGCTGAACAATCAAGAGCAGAAGCTGCTGAATTAGTTCTTACTAATGATTTATCAGCTGAAGTTTCTAACAGAATTTCCGGTGATTTATCATTACAGAATCAAATTGATTTTATAACAAGTAATGTAGACCCTGCAGCAATTGATTCATTAACCGAAATAGTTTCAGCGTTCCAATCTGCTGATGGTGATTTGAATGGTGCGATTATATCTTTAAGTAGTACCGCGACTTCAGGTTTATCGGCAGAACAATCAAGAGCTGAGTCAGCAGAATTAGTATTAACTAATAATTTATCTACTGAGGTTGCAAATAGAGAATCTGCAGTAAGTGCTGAACAATCAAGAGCAACAAGTGCTGAATCAGTATTAACTAATGATTTATCTACTGAGGTAGTTAACAGAGAAAATGCAGTAAGTACTGAACAATCAAGAGCGGAAGCCGCTGAATTAGTTCTTACTAATAACTTATCTACTGAGGTTGTTAATAGAGAATCTGTAGTAAGCGCTGAACAATCAAGAGCAGAATCTGCAGAACTAGTATTGACTAATAATCTATCAACTGAGGTTGCTAATAGAGAAAACGCTGTAAGTGCAGAACAATCAAGAGCAGAATCTGCAGAACTAGTATTGACTAATAATCTATCAACTGAGGTCGCTAATAGAGAATCCGCAGTAAGTGCAGAACAATCAAGAGCTGAGTCAGCGGAATTAGTATTAACTAATAATCTATCTACTGAGGTTGTTAATAGAGAATCTGCAGTAAGTGCAGAACAATCAAGAGCAGAATCTGCAGAACTAGTGTTAACTAATAATTTATCTATTGAACAATCTCGTGCAGAATCGGTAGAACTTTCATTAGCAACTAACATTTCAAACATTATTTCTAACGTTGACCCAGCGGCTTTAGATTCTCTAACAGAAATCGTTGGAGCGTTTCAATCTGCGGATGGAGATATAAACGGTGCAATCACCACATTATCTTCAACGGCAGCTTCAGGTTTAAGTTCAGAAATTTCTAGAGCACAATCTGTTGAGGGTTCTTTAGACGCTCGTGTATCAGATGAAGAAGTTAATAGAGCTAGTGCTGAATTATCTTTAGATTCTCGTTTATCTTCTGAAGAGGTTAATAGAGCTAGCGCTGAATTATCTTTAGATTCTCGTTTATCAAATGAAGAAAGTAGAGCGTCAGGTGCTGAAGGTTCTTTAGATTCTCGTTTATCTTCTGAAGAAGTTAGAGCAAACTCTGTTGAAGGTTCTTTAGATTCTCGTTTATCTTCTGAAGAAAGTAGAGCGAACTCTGTTGAAAGTTCTTTAGCTTCTAGTTTATCAGATGAAATATTTAGAGCGGAAAGTATTGATACGTCTTTACACAATCGTTTATTTGACACAGAATTATCTTTAGATACTCGTTTATCAAACGAAGAAAGTAGAGCATCAGGTGCTGAAGGTTCTTTAGAAAGTGGATTATCATCTGAAGTGTCAAGAGCGTCAGGAGCTGAACTTTCTTTGGATACTCGTTTAGGTATTGAAGAAAGTGTTAGAACAACGGCTCAGTCATCTTTAGATTCTCGTGTATTATCTGAAGAGAATAGAGCTCAAAGTGTTGAACTTTCATTAAATTCTCGTTTATCTAATGAAGAAAATAGAGCATCTCAATCAGAAGATTCTTTAACAAGTCGTTTATATTCCGAAGAAAGTAGAGCTCAGGCGGCTGAAGGTTCTTTAGATTATAAAATTTCTTCAGAAACACAAAGAGCGTCTTCAGTTGAATCTTCTTTAGCTACAACGGTTGCGAATATTATGTCAAACGCTGACCCAGCGGCTTTAGATTCTTTAACTGAAATCGTTGCGGCGTTCCAATCTGCTGACGGTAACTTAAATAATACTATTACAGCATTATCTTCTACCGCGTCATCAGGTTTAAGTTCAGAAACATCTAGAGCTCAGTCAGTTGAAAGTTCGTTAAATAATGCTTTATCTGCCGAAATTTCAAATAGAGTTGTTGATGTTGATAATGAAGAGAGTCGTGCAATTTCTGCTGAAGGTTCCTTAACAACAAGAGTATCTATTGAAACTTCAAGAGCGACAAGTGCTGAAGTATCTTTAACAACTCGTGTATCTTCTGAAGAGGTTGCAAGAGCAAGTGCTGATACTTCATTAGCATCTAGAGTATCTGCTGAAGAATCACGTTCAACGTCTTTAACAACTAGAGTATCTTCTGAAGAGGTTACAAGAGCAAGTGCCGATACTTCATTAACGTCTAGAGTATCTGCCGAAGAATCACGTGCACAAAGTGTTGAGACATCTTTAAGTTCAAGAATTTCTTCTGAAATTTCTAGAGGTACAAGTGTTGAAGTATCTTTAAACGCTGAAATCGTTGCTTTACCATCTACAGACGGATTAACATTAGAGGTTAACACTTCTGACAATACGGTTCGTTTAAAACAAACAGTTGCACCAGCTAAAGATGGTAGTGGAGCTACAACGTTCCGTGTATTACAAGGCGATATCAGATTTAGTGGTGGTACAACAACATTTAGTGGAGCAACAACACATAGTGGTGTATTAGCTAAAATGTCCGTACAACCAAATACATTAGCAGGATTTGACGATTTAACCTTAATTACAAAAGGTTACTTTGATTCAATCTATGGTAGAAAAAATACAACGTCAGGATTAGTAAATGGTTCTAACGCGGTGTTTACTCTAACAAACCCTGTTAAATCTGGTTCAGAACAAATCTACTTAAATGGTTTGTTACAATCGGTAACGAATGATTACACATTAGGTACAAATGCGTCTGGATTTGTAACTGGATTCACATTCACTGTGGCTCCTAATTCAGGTTCAACAATTATTACTTACGGTGTATATTAATCATCGAAATAAAAAGACCTCCCTTAATACGGGGGTCTTTTTTAAATAAACAAAAAATAAAAATTAAAAAAAATGAAAGTAAGAAAATTAACAGAAGAACAAAAAGACCAATTAGTAGGACAAACATATGATGGCGTTTGTTTTTTTAACCCAACATTAGACGCCGATGGAAATTGGTTTATATCAAATGAAGAAATTCAATTTTGTAATAAAAACGAATTCAATTGGATTAATGATTTACCTGAAATTGATTACAATCCAGTTGTTTCTCCAGACTTAATCGGTGGTGGAGAATAATAATAAAATAAACATATTTTATAACCTCATCAAATTGTTTTTTGGTGGGGTTATATTTTTTAAATAAAAAAAATTATGCCAGTACAAGTAATAAATGGAGTTGGGACAGCAGGAATAAGAAATCCTAACGCATCCTCTCAACAAATAGATTCTGACGCACAACTATTTATAAGTGCGGCAACTCTAACCGATTCGGTACATATAAACACAATTAATACATTAGTTAAAGATTTTAAATCCGCCGGTCTTTGGACAAAAATGAAATCGGTTTATCCGATGGTCGGAGGAACGGCATCAAGCCATAAATGGAATTTAAAAGACCCAAGAGATTTGGATGCGGCCTTTAGATTAGTATTTTACGGCGGCTGGACACATAGTTCAACTGGAGCAAAACCAAACGGGAGCACCGGATATGCTGATACTCGATTGATACCTTATTCAGGACATATTCAAGCGTCAAATAATCATTTTACAATTTATCTTAGAGATATAGGTAATGGAGGTACAGTTGCGGCAGATTTAATGTGTGACGGTATGTCTACCGATGGTACCTTTGGTCTTTATGGTGCAACAGAAAGACAGTATGCGTCCGGTAATTTAACACCTGCTCAGTTAGGTGGAACTGGGATTTACCAATCTTGGAGTGATAATGTTAAACCTAGAGCCGGATATCAATATGGAAATACCACGGGTTTATTTGGTATGTCAAGAGAAAGTAGTGCCGGATATAGTGTGACCAGAAACTCGATTGCTGAAACTCTCTATTATTTTGCCGGTGGAGCGTGGCAATTTTACACAAATGGGTACTATTCTGTTCACCATGTCACATATCGTTATACGTTTAGACCTAGTGAACCAGTAAGATTAGGGTCGTCAATTAATAAACAGTTCTCGGCAAGACAAAATGCCTTTACCACTATCGGTGATGGTTTAACCAGTGCGGAGATGAAATTTTTATATAGAATTATTGAAAAATTTCAAAATACATTGGGTCGTAGCTTAGAACCCTCAAGAAGTTTTTACTATGATGACACATATAGTACGGAAGTTAATGACTTTTTATATAGCGCAAACATTTCCTCCCCAACCCAAAAAAGTGCTATCAATACTTTAGTAAATACATTAAAAACTGAAGGTATATGGACAAAAATGAAAGCGATATACCCAATGGTCGGAGGAACCTCAACCGGTCATTCAGTTAATTTAAAAACGCCGGGAACATATGATTTAACATTTAATGGTGGATGGACTCATAGTTCCAGTGGAGCAACTCCAAATGGTAGCAATGCTTACGCAAATACCAATATAATACCATCATCAGTATTAACATTAAATTCTACACACTTGTCTTACTATTCAAGAACAAATGTAAACACGGTATCAAATGAGATTGGTTGTTGGGATGGTTCTGGGCTTCATTATACTTTCTTAGGTATAAGAAGGTCAGATTTATCTAATAGAACTTACTCAATTATTCAAAATACAAGCTCATCTTCATATCCTAGTTTTATAGACGATAATAGTTTGGGGTTTTATATTGCCGGTAGAACATCATCAACACTATCCACTATATATAAAAATGGTGCAAATAGAGGTACAAATAATCTAACTTCATCAGGAAATCCTTCTACAAGAAGTATATGGTTAGGTGCTGCTAATGGGAACATATTAAATTACTCATCAAAACAATGCGCCTTTGCATCAATCGGAGATGGTTTAACGGATGCCGAAGCTTTAGCATTCTATAATGCGGTTCAAACATTCCAAACATCATTAGGTAGACAAGTGTAAAAATAATAAACTTTAAAAAGGTCTCAAACATTTGAGACCTTTTAATAAAAAAAATAAAAAAAATTATGCCAGTACAAGTAATAAATGGAGTTGGGGTAGCGGGAATAAGAAATCCTAACTCATCTCAATCACAATCAGTATCATTTGATTCAGACGCTCAAGCTTTTATAACATCAGCGTCCTTAACTGAGACAACACAACAAAACGCAGTTAATGACCTTGTTCTTGATTTAAAAGCGGCAGGAATTTGGACAAAAATGAGAACTCTCTATCCAATGGTAGGAGGAACGGCAGCAAGTCATAAATGGAACTTAAAGGACCCAAGGGATTTGGATGGTGCTTTCAGACTAGAATTTAACGGTGGATGGACACATAGTTCTAGTGGTGCAACTCCAAATGGAACTGATGGTTATGCTAAAACCTTTATAAGTACATCAGATATCGGATTAAACACGGGTCATTTATCGTATTATTCTAGAACAAACAATCTTAATACCACCGCTATGGTAGAAATTGGCGGGTTTAAATCCATACCAGATAGTTATACGGGATTACATATAAGGAGTGCGGGTTCGTCTGTTTTCAGGTGGAATAATGGTCTAACTAATCCAACGGTAACTTTGTCAGACACTTTAGGGTTTTATCTCGCATCAAGAACAGCTAGTAATGTAATGAAAGGTTACAAAAATGGTTCAACAATTGCGGGGTTTTCAACCACCGCGGCATCAAATGCAACGACAACCATTAAAATGTATCTTGGTGCGGGGAATTCTGTTGGTACGAGTCTTACTGTAACTAACGCACCTATGCATTATTCTAACAAACAATGTGCGTTTGCATCAATTGGTGAGGGGTTAACAGACATAGAATCAACCGTATTCTACCAAATTATTGAGAAGTTCCAATATGCTTTAGGAAGAAACGTTAACACAAGTAAGTCTTTCTATTACAATAGAAATTATACCAACGAAACAAATGCGTTTATTTTTAATGGTGGAATAACTGATACTACCCAAATAAATGCGGTTGATTCCCTAGTGACTTCATTAAAAACAAATAATCTTTGGTCAAAAATGATTGCTATTTATCCTTTTGTGGGGGGGACTCAAACATCTAACACATATAATTTAGCAAATACAACTAGATTTAATTTGACTTTTGTTGGGGGTTGGACATTTAATTCTTTGGGTGCAAAACCTAACGGTACAAACGGATTTGCCAGAACAAATATAGTTACTCCAGCAACTTACTTAGCAGCTAATAATGTTCATATGAGTTACTATAACGTAACAAATAATACTGGTGTTGGTGGGGCTCCTTACTATGGTAAATATGAAATGGCTGCGGGTAGTACAAACAATTGGATGAGTTTATATGTCGGTTCTGGTGCAAATAACGTATTGGGTGCTGGTTTAGGTGGTACGGTGGGAACATCATATACTTTAGGTAGTGGTACAGATATTAGAGGTTTTGTTACCGGTTCAAAAACAGCTTACAATTCATTAAAATTATATAAGAATAATTTGTTGTTAACCGCAAATACAACCAATGTAACTACGGTAACTCAAGGTCAAGGAGGTATTGTAATCGGTGCCAATTATTTTGTGGATAATGGTGGTGAACAACTTAATAATTATTCAGATAGACAATCGGCTTTTGTTTCAATAGGATATGGATTAACAGATTCAGAGGTTTCGACATTATATACTATCGTCCAATCGTATCAAACATCATTAGGTAGACAAGTGTAAAATAAAAAACAACTCAAAATTAAAAAGACCTCCAAATCGGAGGTCTTTTTTTATACATAAAACTATTTATAATTAGTTATAAAATATGAAAGAAACAACAAAATTAAAAATCGGAATCACATTAAGTTTAAAAACCACCAATGAATCTATATGGACAAATGGTATTAAATTAAATGTACTTAATTTAGTCAGATTATTAAAACGTTCAAAAAAAGAATACGAAGTCTGTATTCTAAACACCGTAAAGTTAGATTGGTCGACAAAGGCTGATTATTTAAAAGGAATCGACATTTATTTTTTTGATGAAAAATTTAAAGAAATGGATTTAATCATTTCTATGGGTGCTCAAGTTGATGAAGTTCATTTGAAAAAATTTAAGGAAAAACAAGATAAAAAAGTTATTGGGTATAAATGTGGAAACAACTATGTTGTTACAATGGAAAACATTTTATTTAAAGAGCCCGAAAAAAACACGATATACCAATATGAAAAAGAATTTGATGAAATTTGGTATATTCCACAACAACACGAAACCAATTATGGTTTTTATAGAACACTTTATAGAACAAACGCAATAATGGTTCCTTTTGTATGGGATAATAAATTTATTGTTGACGGTTTGTTCGACATAGAAATGGGTTATAAAAAAGGTGAATACAAAAAAGGTTATAAATACAATTCGGAAAAGAAAGAAAAGGTTATTGGGATTATGGAACCTAACATTAATATTGTTAAGTTCGCTTTGATTCCAACGTTAATTGCGGAACAAAGTTATAGAACAAGAATAGGTAAAGAAAGAATACAAGAACTATTAATAACTAATTCGGAAAATATTTCAACAAACAAAGAATTTTTATCCATAATCGAAACTTTGGATTTATATAAGGAAAAGAAAATTTTTTCAGAAAAAAGGTATCAAACAAGTTTTATTTTAACCCAATATATTGATGTGGTTATTTCGCATCAACTATTAAATCCTTTAAATTATCTTTATTTGGATATTGCTTATATGGGTTACCCTATTTTACATAATGCACCTCTTTGTAAAGACTTGGGTTATTATTATGAGGGTTCAAATACGATTGAAGCATCAAAAAAATTAAATTGGATTTTAACTGAACACGATAAAAATTTGGAGGAATATACATACAGAAATAGACAGGTATTAAAAAAATATTCTAACACAAACGAAGATTTAATTGATAATTACGATAAACTAATTCATAATTTATTTAACGGTGGAAATACTGAGATGTATTATGATTCAGAAAAAAACTTATGTTTTAAAAAAAATTAAGATATGAAGATTGGAATCACAATTGGTTTGAAAGACAATAAAGAATCTATTTGGACAAATGGTATAAAATTAAACGTCCTTAATTTAGTTAGACTACTTAAAAAATCCGACAAAAAATACGATGTTTGTATTTTAAATACCGTTAACGTTAACTGGGACACAAAACCAAATTATTTAAATAATATCGACATTTATAATTTTGATGAAAAATTTATGGAAATGGATTTAATCTTTGTTATGGGTGCTCAAGTAAGTGACGATGATTTAAAAAAGTTTAAAAGTCAGGGTAACAAAAAAGTGGTGTCTTATAAATGTGGTAATAATTATGTTCTTCATATGGAAGAAACTTTATTTAAAGAAGGTGTTAATTCACAATACGAAACATCTTTTGATGAGGTTTGGTATATTCCACAACAACACGAAAATAATAATGGTTATTATCATACATTATATAGAACAAACTCAATTATAGTTCCTTTTTTATGGGATAGTAAGGATTTAGATGAGTCTTTGGAATCTGTGGATTTGTCATTTAAAAGTGGTAAATTTAAAAAAAGTTCAAAATACGAACCAAAAGAAAAAAAAACACTTGGTATTATGGAACCAAATTTGAATATTGTTAAATATTCATTAATACCAACAATGATTGCGGAAGAATCTTATAGAACTGAAATTGGTAAATCTAAGATAGAAAAATTAATGTTAACAAACTCTTCTGAGTTAGGTAAACATAAAAGTTTTTTATCAATAATTAAAACCTTTGATTTATTCAAAGATAAGAAGATAAGTGCTGAAAGCAGATATCAGACAGCGTTCATAGTATCCCAACATTTGGATGTTCTTATTTCACATCAATTAATGAATCCTTTAAATTATCTTTATTTGGATGTTGCTTATATGGGATATCCCGTTTTACATAACGCGTATATGTGTAAAGATTTGGGTTATTATTATGAGGGTTCATCCACGGTTGAAGGTTCAAAAATGTTAAACTGGATACTCGAGAACCACGATAACAATTTAGAAAATTATAGGGAAAAAAATAAAAAGGTTTTTGATAGGTATTCAATTAACAATCCTGACTTGGTTAGAACTTATGATAAATTAATCGAAAACTTATTTAGGGGTAAAGGTAATGAAGGATTATCTTACGATGTTATGAAAAACCTTTACACAAATTTAGATTTAACAGAGACCAAACCGATTAAAAAAAATGTTGATAAAGTTAATATAGATGATATTGTTTTTTATGTTATATCTTCAAATCAAGATAGATTAGATTTTATGAAAAGACAATTTATTGAACTTGATTTACATAGTAATGTTGTATTTTTCAACGCTTACACACCAAAAGATTCTTCGGATTGGGTGGTTAAAAATGATAAATATTCACCTGACAAATTACAATCTTGTCTTAGAAGTCATATTTCGGCCATTAAAGAATTTACAGAAAATTATCCTAATAAACGTTATATCTGTGTTCTTGAGGATGACGTTTCTTTATTAAAAGAAAATTTTAAGAAAAAACTACTAGAACATTTGGATAATTTTAATAAAAACAACGATGTTGAGTATTTGACAATCGGTTATTTACCGACAACAACGAGTAATGCGGAGTATCAAAAAAAATACAACTTTAAAAGTTCTTTTTTGGATAATGAAAAATTATCTTTAATTACAAACCGAGATGGAATTTACTATGGTTTTTATAACAAAGGGTTTGCAATATGGGGAGCTCAAGCACAAATATTTCCAATGGATACTGCGAAAAAAATTGTACACCATTTACATAAAGAATCTGCACAAGAAATTTACGATTCAATAAAGCAATTTTCCGAAAAAAACCAATTAAAACAAAATAAAATGGTTTACCTAACCCCAGATTCAATATTCCCGGTAATGTTCGAACAGGGTATTGTTAACCCTCCTTTAGCGATTGAAAATGATTTTGGTAGTTTAATTCACATTAGTAACGTTTCTGTCCATAGATTGAATTATAGAAAACAATATGAAGAGATGGGATACATTAAATTAAGTAATTATTATAGTTAATTTTAACTATTCTATTTCAAACCAAGGAAAAATATTTGACACAGATTATGTCTGTTCAACAAACATTGTTATTATTTTATTTTTTTCATCATCATCCTTAGCGTTAACCCACAACCAAATAAATGAACATTCAATTTTTTTTATTTCATCTTTTTTGGTTTTAATTAAAAAATTTAAAGTGTCAACATCCTCCATATCCAATTCAATTGGTATTTTAAGTTCCACACAAATTTGGAATAATTCTAAAATGTTGTAGTTATCAGCGGCAATTGTTGCGTTTCGGTATACTTCCACCAATTCTTCAGAGTTTGTTCTATCGGGGTGTGTTAATTTAACAATTTCTCGATATATTTTTTTTATTTTACTTTTTGTGGATTCTGAAACATTTTCTGGTTTATTTTCTTTAGATTTTTTTTCGATTTCTTCTTGTATCTTAGCTTCTGATATTGGTTTGTTTAATTTTTTCCTAGCTTCTTGAGTTAACTCCAAAAAAAAATTTTTATTATCATTAACAATTTGGTTTAAATATTCATTTTCCGTAGTTAAAAAATCGTATTCTTGTATTAATTTTTTAATTTGGAGTTTTTTAAGTTTGTCAGACATAATATATAAATATTTAACTTCTCGATTTGACGTTTTGATATTATATCATTATACTTATGATTATTAAGGTAAATCTCAAAATAATTTGAGAGCTAATAAACCACTCAAAAATATAGTATGATAAGTCAAGAAGAAATCAAATCTTTCTTAGAGGGTAATGACCCCGAAGAACACATAGTTGCGGTAGAATTCGATTACGCAACAGAATCAATTTACAAAATAAAAGAACCACCGGGTCAACCAAAGACAATTAAAAAAGATACTTTCACAGCATTTGCTTGGGTTGGCGATTTAAAAGGTCTTAATTTTTATCAATCATCAAAGGCTTTACAGAAGGAATCTATGTCCAAGTATGGTATTATGATTGAGAAATTAGAAACCAAAGGAAATCAAAGATTGGAGAATGGTCTTAAATTTATGGTTAAATCTTTAAAAGGTTATAGGTCACTTATTCAGTTTTTTAGAGATGGCGGAGTTGACCCTTGGGGTGAAAGAACGAAAGATAAAGTATTAATATTACCTCCAGTAGAACAATACTTAGTTCAAAAAGAAAAACGTTTATTTAAAGGTTATGAAGAATACAATGATGTTACGAGATTTGTATTTGACTTGGAGACGACCGCTTTGGAACCAAAGGATGGTCGTATATTTATGATTGGATTAAAAACAAATAAAGGATTTAAGAAAGTTATTGAATGTTCTAATGAGGAGGAAGAAAGAAGGGGTTTAATAGAGTTTTTTAGAATTATTGATGAATTAAAACCGAGTATTATTGGTGGTTACAATTCGGCGAACTTTGACTGGTATTGGATTTTTGAGAGATGTAAAGCCCTTACATTAGATATTAAAAAGATATGTAGAACATTAAATCCAATTTATAACATAAAACAAAGTGAGAATATGTTAAAACTTGCAAATGAAGTTGAAAAATATAATCAGGTTGGAATGTGGGGTTATAATGTTATCGATATTTTACATTCAGTTAGAAGAGCTCAAGCAATTAATTCAAGTATTAAATCCGCGGGATTAAAATATATTACACAATATATTAATGCCGAGGCCAAAGATCGTGTTTATATTTCACACGAAAACATAGGTTCAATGTATTCAAAAAAAGAAGAGTATTGGTTAAACCTGACTAATGGAAAATACAAAAGAGCTGACAACCCTGAGTTTGATAATTTAGATACAAGATTTCCAAATGTTTACATTAAAACAACAGGTGATGATATTGTTGAGAGATATCTTGACGATGATTTGGAGGAAACCCTTTTAGTTGATGAAGAATTCAACCAAGGAACATTCTTACTGGCATCAATGGTACCAACAACTTACGAGAGAGTTTCAACGATGGGGACAGCTACGCTTTGGAAAATGTTAATGTTGGCTTGGTCATATAAACATAAAATTGCGATACCTCAAAAAGAACAAAAGACGGAATTCGTTGGGGGACTTTCAAGATTACTTAAAGTTGGTTATTCTACAAATGTTTTAAAGTTAGATTACTCTTCTCTTTACCCGTCAATACAATTAGTTCACGAAGTATTTCCTGATTGTGATATTATGGGAGGAATGAAGGCGATGTTAACATATTTTAGAAACACTCGTATTATGTATAAGAATTTGGCGGGAGAATGGTATGAGAAAGATAAAAAGAAATCATTATCTTACGATAGAAAACAATTACCGATTAAGATTTTTATCAACTCAATGTTTGGCGCGTTATCCGCCCCTCAAGTATTTGCTTGGGGAGATATGTATATGGGTGAACAGATAACTTGTACGGGAAGACAATATCTTAGACAGATGATTAAGTTCTTTATGAAAAGAGGATATACTCCGCTCGTGATGGATACTGACGGGGTCAATTTTTCAAAACCTGAAGGATGGGAGAATAGAAGATATATTGGTAAAGGTTTAAATTGGAAAGTTAAAAAAGGTAAAGAATATAAGGGCGATGACGCGGATGTTGCAGAGTTTAATGATACCTTTATGAAGGGTGAGATGGCTCTTGACACGGATGGGACTTGGCCAAGTTGTATTAACTTAGCGAGAAAGAACTACGCGGTTATGGAGGCGAATGGTAAGATTAAATTAACGGGTAATACAATTAAATCAAAAAAATTACCTCTATATATTGAAGACTTTTTGGATAAAGGTGTTAAGTTACTTTTAGAAGGTAAGGGTCAAGAATTTATTGAGTGGTATTATGAATACCTAACAAAAATATACGACAAACAAATCCCATTAGTTAAAATCGCTCAAAGGGCTAAGGTTAAATTATCAATTGATGATTACCTTAAAAGAACAAAACAAAAAAACAAGTCAGGAGGGGATTTATCGAGAATGGCACATATCGAGTTGGCAATTAAACATAATCTGAATGTTAACTTAGGCGATGTTATTTATTATGTTAATAATGGTAAGAAGGCGTCAGAAGGGGACGTTCAGAAAATAACTAAAAAACTAACAAAGAAACAAACTGAAGAATATATCGCAACTCATAAGAAAAACCCGCCACCACCTGTTAGTGAGATACAATTAAATTGTTATATGTTAGATTCAAAAACAATTGAGGATAACCCTAATTTAACAGGTGAATATAACGTGGCAAGAGCGATTGTAACATTTAATAAAAGAATAGAACCACTTCTTGTTGTTTTTAAAGAAGAAGTAAGAGAAAATTTATTAATAGATAATCCTGAAGAAAGATCTTTCTTTACAAAAGACCAATGTGAGTTAATTAATGGTGTTCCGTTTGAAGATGGTGACCAAGATAGATTAGAGGAAGATGTTTTAGAATTAGAAGAGGGTGAAAAAAGGTATTGGGAAAAAAGGGGTATAGACCCGAATTATATTTATGATTTAGCCGAGCCGGGATGGGAGAAATATATTTAAAATAAAAGTAGAACTTTTTATAAAATTGAGATATTTATTAATATGGGACGTTTAAAAAAAGAAGAAAAGGATAAAAAAATTAAAATAAATATAAGTTTAGATAGAAATTTATATAATTTTATAATGAAAGATGGGGGTAAAAGGTCTCGTATAATTGAAAAAATAATTCGGGAATATTGTGGAAACAAAGGTTTGCGGTAGATGTAAATTGGGGAAAAATGTCGATATGTTTGGTCGAAATGTTAGAACTAAAACAGGGCTAAGGTCGACTTGTAATGATTGTAGAAAAATTGAGAGTAAGATTTATAAAGAAAAAAACAGACATAAAAGAAGTGAAACTATTAAAAAATATTACGAAAAGAATAAAGAAAAAATTAAAGAAAAAACTAAAGAATATCTGAGTAATAATCACGATAAAGTTAAAGAAATAAAATTAAAATCTTACCATAAAAATAAAGAAAAGTATAAAGAAAGAATAAAATTATATACACAAAAAAATTTAGATAAAAGAAATTCATATGAGAAAAATAAAAAAAAGGCGGATGTTGTATATAGGTTGAAAACCCTAGTTAGGGGTAGAATTTCTGATTTTTTTAAATCTAAAAAAATAAATAAAAACAATAAAACATTCGAAATTGTTGGTTGTTCTCCCAAATTATTAAAAGAACATATAGAAAAACAATTTAAAGAAGGTATGAGTTGGGATAACTACGGTCTTTACGGATGGCATATCGACCATATAATTCCTTTATCATTAGCAAAAACCGAAGAAGAAGTTTATAAACTTTGTCATTACACAAATCTCCAACCTCTATGGGCTAAAGAAAATCTGACTAAGAGTAATAAAATTTTATAATTTAAACCATTTTAAGTCCGTCAGATGACGTAACATACCAATATTCATCTAAGAATACTAACTCAACGCAAACTCCCTTATCTATCGATAGTTCATCGTAGTACTCATCAATTCTATATCCATTAGAATCAATAACACCTTTTGTTAAAGATTTTATAATTATGTGGGTAGTGGTTTTAGGGTCCAATATTAAACGACAATAATCTGACCCCTTCAACACAATAAAATCTTCACCATTTGTCGTGTACACAGAATCGGTTATAATTTTTTTGTTAAATTTCGGTATTACAAATACTTCTTTTTCAACTTCTTTTTCGACAATAGAAGTCTCCGTATTAATAATATATTTTGTGTTGTTGTCGACCATAAGTCTATCACCAACTTTTTTCTTTGCAAATGTAGATTTAATCATATGATATATATTTGTCTTGGCATTGCGGTTAACTTTTTAACTTTATTAAGATTCTCAGCTAACAAAGCCTCTCTTTCCATAACCTTTTCGGGTCTTAGTCTTGTAAGTCTACCTTCAGCACCGGTTAATTCCTCAATTAGTTTACTTTTTTCGTCTTTAGCTTCAGTTGCTAATGATTGATAATCTAATGTTAGTTCAGAGTCGGGAGTTTTAAGATTTCCACTAAACTTACCTCTAACTCTAGATAAAGTTTCTTTACAATAAGCAACAAACCATCTTCTAACCCATTGTTGTGAGGGATTATTTAAATCCGCCCAACTTATTTTATCAAAAGGAACATCAGATGGTAATCTTACTATGTCAGGATTGTCTTTTAAACATTTATCTCTATCAGGACCATCGGCTTCATAATACCAATACCAAACCTGCCCTCTCGTTAGAGTTCCATTACCAAAATCAAATTTACCTCCTGGAGTGTTCATTAAATGAATTGCCTTTTTACCATCAGGCAATGCTGTGATTCTATAAGTTAAATCACCGGCGATAACCCTTCTTTGTATGTTAATTTCTTGCATTCTCAATAACATATCAAACGCCGGCATCATAAAGTATCCTCCCGCCATATTACCCATTTGAGCGAGACCTCCCCCACCACCAAGTCCTCCGCCGGCACCTAATGCTCCAAAAGACCAAGGGTCAAACATAACATTGTTTAATGTTGCGGGTGAAAACCAAAGTAATTCATTAATTTCTCTTCCCGCCGGAATTTCATATATCTGTTGATTTCTAACTAACTGAATATAATCTTTTTTAAGAACCGAATCACCTCCAGCTTGTAATCCAACAATTTTAGAATAGGCGTAAGTATATTTTTGTTCGTAGTCTAATGTTTTTGAAACCAATGCCTTTGATAAAGATTGAGTTTCCAAATTTAAATTAAATAAGGATGTCCATTGAGATTCAATTAACCAATCTTGGACGTATTGGGAATAATCATCAATAGAAAATTCTAATAGGGTATCCATTTGCTCATCGTCAATTTCTACAGATCTTAACGGCGCTCCCAATAAGTGACGTACTTTCTTGTACAAATCACTTCTTTCTGGCTCAGGGATTATTGACATAATTTTGTTTTTTTTATTAGTTAATTTTTCTCAGTAAACTAGATTTAGGTAAATAAAAATCTCCTTGGTCAATTTTAGATTTATTATTATTAAATAAATATATTGTATCCCCCTTAATGAAAGCTAAAACATCTGTGTTATATTTCTTGGTTTTACCAGTCTCTTTCATTCGATAGTGCTCCCCTTCATCAATAATCTCCCCAAAAGGTTTTATTTGTATTGTGTAATCTTTACCATTAATTGTTACAATACAATCAATACCCAATAAAGCATCTTCTTTGGACCCCAAAGCCCCTACGGGTTTAACGTTTATATCACCATAAATACTTTTTAAAATTTTAATAACATTATCCTCATTTTTCTGACCCTTTGTGTTAGAACCCGTAATAACATCCATAATTTTTTTAAACGTTGGTGAATCAACATTAAATATCCTATCTTTAAATCTATATATTTCTTCTCCCAATCTTTTTGTTTGTTCCAATTGTTCGGATGGTTTAACACCAATAATTTTAATTTCAGGTCTTCCTTCGTATCTTAGTACTTTATTAATGTCTTTTAATAAAATACAAAAACCAACATAATGTGTGTTTAATTTATTAATTATTGATCGACCGGATTGCTCCAAATTATAAATTCCGCTTAGATTTTTACCATCATATTCATTTCTTCCGTAATATTTGTCAGGAAAAACTTCTTTAATGGATTTATCTATCCATTCTCTAAAAATTTTAACAACCTCCCCATTCATATTGAAAACGGATCTAATGGCGAATATGTCATCTTTTGTACACCCCTCAAATTTATCTTCCAAAATAATATTTTTTTTATCTATTGTTTCTGTTAAAGGTTTCTTTTTTGTTTTTTTATCGATTAAAGAATTAACAAACTCCCAATTAACGTAATCCCAAAAGTTTTTAATGTATTCGTCTCTTTTGTTTTGGTATTTTAGATAATAAGAATGTTCCCATAAGTCTAAACCTAATATTGGAAACCCACCATTTTTTATAATATTCATTAATGGGTTATCTTGATTTGGTGTTGAAACTATTTTAATGTTTTCACTTCTTGTTAAGACTACCCAAACCCAACCCGAACCAAATCTTTTCTGCGCAATTGATTCAAACTTTTTCTTAAATTCGTTAAAAGTTCCGTATTTCTTATTTATCTTTTCTAATATTTTACCATTAACTTCTTGTTTTTTTGGTGATAACATTTTCCAAAATAAGGCATGATTAAAAGCTCCCCCGGCATTATTTCTAATTTCTTTATTATATCTTGATATAGATTTAACAATATTTTCAAGTTCAACGTCACCATAATCTTTTTTTGATAAGGCCTTGTTTAACTTATCAACATACCCCCTATAATGTTTATTATAATGGATATCCATTGTCTTAGGGTCAATAAAATTTTTTAATGCGGAATAAGAATAAGGTAATTTTTCAATACCAATTCTTTTCATCTCAGAAATAATAAATTCCTTATGGGGTTTGGTTTCTTCTAAAAAAATCTCTTCATTTATTAAAGAAATTCTTTTTTCAATATTTTCAATTAGTTTATTCACAGCAATTGTCTTAATTACTATAAATATCCACTATTATCGTATTGAATTGATTTTATTCATAATTTCCTCAACAATATCACCTTTATTTAGGTTATCACCCATTACGGTCTCAATTATAGATTTCTTGTTATTGACAATATCGTAAATAATACCTTCGATTGTATTCTCAAAGATAGGATAATAAACTAAAACATTATTTTTTTGACCATATCTGTAAGCTCTATCTTCAGCTTGAGATAAATCACCAGGAACAAATGATAGGTCATTCATAATTACAACTTCAGCAGATGTTAAAGTTAAACCAACTCCAGCCGCTTTCATATTACCAACAAAAATTTTTATTTTATCGTTTTCTTGGAATTGATCGACCGCAAATTGTCTTTGAGGTTTTGAGGTACTACCATCTAATCTTACCGCCTGTTTACCAAAATGATCCGCAATTCTATTTAAAGTGTCAGTAAAATTTGTAAAAACAATAACTTTCTTATCTTGGTCTATAACGTTTTGAATAAGTTCTATTGTGTGTTCTACTTTTTCTTCGGCAATTACCTGTCTAACTTTCATAAGTTTTGAAAACTGAATTGTTAGCGAACCCGACTCTTCTTTATTATTTTTATACCAATTAAAGTATTCTCCCATTAAACCTTCATATTCTTTAGAAGACAATCTTAAATAAACAGGAGTTATTATTTTATCGGGTAAATCTAGAACCTCAGTTTTCAATCTTCTTAAAAATTGTCTTGATGTTCTATCTCTAAGTTCTTCTAAATTAGATGCGCCTGTAACATTCCATATTTTTCTATTACCCGCAGTAAATTGATACCCCTGACAATACCTAATGGCGTAAGCCATCCAGTTTTGAGATACAGGACTTTCAATTAATTGTAATAAATTAAAATAATTCATAGGTCTATTAGTCATTGGAGTTCCTGTTAATAACCAAAGTCTTTCAGACCTTTTAGAAAAATGATTGATTAATTTTGTTCTTTTCGCTTGTCCGTTTTGAGCATAATGAGCTTCATCAATAATAATTAATTCAGGATTTAATTTATAAATCAATGAATCTTCTTTTTCTTTTATGTCGTAAAAGTTTTTTAAGATATCATAATTAACAATAACAAAATCGTGTTCTAATGAAAATTTTTTACCTTCACAAATAAAAACACTTCTATCTGTATAGTTTCTAATTTCTCTTTCCCAATTTATTTTTAAAGATGCGGGACAAATGATTAATATTTTTTTAGCACCCGTCTCTAACGCTGCAATAATTGTTGACGTGGTTTTTCCCAAACCCATATCATCCGCCAAAATAAACTTCTTACTACCAACTAATTTTTCAATCGCAATTTTTTGATGTTCTAATGGTGGTCTATGAGAATATTTAGAATAATCTATTTTAACTTCTTTTATTACGTGGGTTTTTAGTAACGCCGCCTTTGGTACCCAAAAATCGTGAATGTTCTCATCATTAAAAAATTTACCCCAAATATGATAAGATTTTTCTTTTTCCGCCAATAATTTTTCAACCCAAATTTCTTTAGGTATTTTGGTGTATAGTTTTTCATCTGCCATTTTCTTAGCAAAATACGGATCTAAGTCAACCCATTTTTTAGCGACTTTAGGTGTTTCTAAATGGTTTTTAATAATATATTCTGATTGAGACCTTGTAGGATAGAATTTTTTATTAGAATCTTTTTGTTGTTTTAATTTAAGGATAAAATTATTCGCCCCCTCGTATTTATCGAGAATATCTAAAGCGGTTAACTCTATTAAATTAAATGTTTGACCTGTTGTCACAATATGTTTAAAAATAAATAATTTTTTGATATTTATCAATATGTCACAAAACAAAGTACCAATAACAAGGATGAATAAGTTCTTCTCGGAAGAAGATTTTTCACTTGATTTAGGGATAGGTGAAGAATGGTTATATGGTGATATGAACTTTACTTTAGTTCTTTATAGAGTTGATAGGTTGAAAACCAAGACTGATGATGTTTATGGTGAAACTATTAGCGATGGTATAAAATTCCTACCTCCTGTAGAATTTAAAGGATATGTTCAAATTATGGTACCTGAAAATAAAAACTTAGGAAATACAAAATTAAATCAATTTGAACCTGGTAATATGAAATTATCTGTTTATCAAAAACATTTAGATGAGTTGGGTATTGATATTAGTTTTGGTGATTATATTGGTTATTATGAAACTGAAGATAGAGTTAGATATTATACCGTAAATAATGATGGTAGAGTTGTTTCAGATAATAAACACAATTACGCGGGAACAAGACCTTATTATAGAACAATAATGGCATCCGCAGTTGTTGATAATGAATTTAGAGGTTTATAATAAATGGGTTTACCTAAAAAAATAAAAAAGAATATTCCTTTAACTCAATCTAAAATTTTATTAGAGAGAAGACAGGAACTTGTTGATAAAATCAACAAAGATGGGACTTTTTTACCTAAATCAATATTACACGCAGATTTGGATGGGGGATTTTTAGATTTTGTTAAGAATGATTTAAAAACAATTGTTAGTGGTAAAGTAATACCTAACGTTGATATTTTACTAACAACCCAAAATTGGGCTCAATTTACTCAAACTTGGGATTTTCAAAATATCGATAAAAATGTTGAGCCTCCGATAATAACCGTAATTAGAAATCCTGAAGTAAAATATGGAACAAATCCATCACTTTTATATACTATACCAAATAGGAGACAATATTTTTACGCTCAAGTTCCGACTTGGGATGGTCAAAGATCTGGTATGGACATTTATAAAATACCACAACCTGTCCCTGTAGATATAACATATTCCGTTAAAATTATTTGTAATAGAATGAGAGAACTAAATCAGTTTAATAAAATTGTTTTAGAAAAATTCTCATCGAGACAAGCTTACGCCCAAATTAAAGGTCATTATATTCCGATTATAATGAATAATATTTCAGATGAATCGGTTATGGATGTTGAAAAAAGAAAATATTATATACAGAGTTACGAATTTACAATGTTAGGTTTTTTAATTGATGAAGATGAGTTTGAAGTTTCTCCAGCAATAACCAGGGTGTTACAGGTAGTAGAGTTTGATCCATCCACAAAAAAAAGAAGACAAAAATTAGATTCAAATAACAAATCATCTGAATTAGATGTTTTATTTTTATCAGGAGTAACTTCATTGTCTCAAAAATTTTACTATACATCTAACTTATCTATATTATCAACAAATAACATCGATAGTTATGATATTTTTATTAATAATGAGTTTTACGGTTCAGACGTTTCTGAGATTCAAATAACTGATGGAGATTCTCTTAGAATAGATATTGTAAAGTTAGATTATGATTTAGAATCTAATATATTACTTAAAAGTGATATAATTTAATCCTCTCCGTAAATATCTTTCTTTTCTTTACATTTTTCTAAAATTATTTTTTCTAAAAATCTATAAATTTTAATACCTTTCTTTTCGCAGTATTTTTTTAAAATATCGTGAACCTCCACAGATATCTTCAAATTCTTTATTTTTTTATTGTCTGACATAGGATAAAAAAGGAAGAAAATATTCTACCTAATTTATAAATATCACTTTAAAAGTAAAGTATTTTGTATTTTTTATTGATATTTATATTAAAACAATAAATTAACTAAAAAAAAATTAAAAACTAATGGCATCAAACAGCAAAGTATTTGTATCTCCCGGAGTTTACACTTCAGAGGTAGATTTAAGTTTTGTAGCACAAAGTGTGGGTGTTACAACCCTAGGTATTGTTGGTGAAACGATTAAAGGTCCTGCCTTTGAACCTATTTTCATCAGAAACTTTGACGAATTTTCCACTTATTTTGGCGGAACTTCCCCTGAAAAATTTGTAAACACACAAATCCCTAAGTATGAAGCGGGTTACATCGCTAAAGCTTACTTACAACAATCAAATCAATTATTTGTAACCAGAATATTGGGGTTATCAGGATATGACGCAGGTCCTTCTTGGTCTATTACAACAAAGGCCAACGTTGACCCAACAACCGTTGAATTTTTATGTACAAGTGCAGTAACATTTAGTTGTGTTACAACTTGTGTTGATTATGAGGTTATACCTTATTCTGTACCTTTTACAGCTTGTACTAATAGTACTGATTCGATAATTTTCGATGAGTCTATGATACCTGCTCAGATTAAAAATAAATTTACTCAAGGGTATGAATTGTTTAATGGGTCTACATCATCTTTAGAAGATAATTTTAAAAGTCAAATTTTTAATATAATTAATAGTGATGACGTAACAAACGCTCAAAATACGTCAATTTATTATTACGGTATTATATCTGGAGGTACTTATGATACTCTATCTTCTTTTACCGCTCAAACTAACGTTTATGGGATAGATGATGTTAATTCGGATACTGCAAATTATTCAGATTCTAATAACGATCCTTGGTATTATTCTTTATTCGATAATAACGGAGGAGGTAATTATTCAGGTTTTTCTTTTTATTCAATTGTTGAGGCGGATTTAATTCCAACCGCAACTACAACAACTATAGTTCCGGTTACTACTACGACAACAACAGATCCTTGTAACCCTGTAACACCTACAACTACAACAACAACTACGGTTAAACCTGTATTTTGTTATGAAGGTAATATTATAGGTGAAATATTTGTTTATGAAGGTAAAGCGTATACGGATTACGATGATTTAGTTGTAGCAACTTTACGTTCAAGAGGTATTGCAACTTATACGGAAGATGATGGTGCAGTATATGAGGTGACAGGAGAAACTAAAGTATCTATAAATTGTGCTAACGGATATTCAAGTGTATTAAAAAACCCTTATTCAACATTTGGATTAAATATAACTAATAAGGATGGTGAAAGTTTATTTTTTGAGACTTCGTTAACTAATTCAGATAGTAATTATTTAACAAAAGTATTTGGTAAAAGTAATTTTGAAAAACCTAAACAAACAAATCCCTTATTTGTTGAGGAGGTATTCCAAAACCTATTAAATTATGGTTGGAGAAAAGGATTTATTAGAGGTTTAAGTTGTGATTTAACGTACTTACCTGAAGCTAGAAAAGATGATCCAACGTCAATCGCTTGGTATTTGGAAAAATACCAGTCATCTACATCTCCTTGGGTTGTTTCTGAGTTAAGAGGTAGTAAAGTATTTAGATTATTTAAATTCACTACAATTTCCGATGGTAATAACTCTAACTATGAGGTTAAAATATCAATCGCAAATATGTCATTTAACAATCAAACATTCGATGTTTTAGTTAGAGATTATTTTGATACTGACGCAAATCCAGTTGTTTTAGAGAAATTTACAAATTGTAATATGGATCCTAGTGACAATTCTTATATCGCTAAAAAAATAGGAACTTCTGACGGAGAGTTTCAATTAAATTCTAAATATGTAATGTTAGAAGTTAATCTTGACGCTCCTGTTGATTCATTACCTTGTGGTTTCGAGGGTTATAATATTAGAGAATACGCGGGTATTAAACCTCCATTCCCTATTTATAAAACAAAATACGATTTCCCTGGTGAAGTTATTTATAATCCTCCATTTGGTTTATCTTCAGGTGCGGATGACGCGGTTAGATCAGGTGGTGATAATGTTAGAAGAACTTACTTAGGTTTATCAGACACAATTGGTTTTGACTTTGATTTCTTCGCGTATAAAGGTAAACAATTACCTTTAAGTGTTTGTACTGATGTTACAGGAGATGAATGGTCTTACAGAACAAAAGGTTTCCATATGGATGTAAACGCAAGTTCAATCACTATTCCAAATTCTTATACTACAAGTGGAACACCTGAATTCTTTGTCGGTTCCGCAGAATTCACTTCTGACCCACAAAACGAAAGTAACCCTTATTATAGAATATACGCTCGTAAATTCTCATTGTTGTGTCAAGGAGGTTTTGACGGATGGGACATTTATAGAGAGTATAGAACTAATGGTGATAGATTCAGATTAGGTCAAACGTTCTATAGAAACGGGGCTTGTCCTAGTATAAAATACCCTAACGCAACTGGTTGGGGAGCGTTCAAACAAATATCTGTTGGTGATAACACAACTGATTGGGCGAATACCGATTATTACGCTTATTTATTAGGTATTAGAACATTTGCAAATCCTGAGGCGGTTAACGTGAATTTATTTGTTACTCCAGGTATTGATTATGTTAACAATTCTAACTTAGTTGAAGCTGCGGTTGATATGATTGAAAACGACAGAGCGGATTCATTGTATATTACAACCACACCTGACTACAATATGTTTGTCCCTCAAACAGGAGACCAAATTGATTTAGTTTACCCACAAGAATCGGTAGATAGACTTGAAGAAAGTAATATCGATTCAAATTATACTTGTACTTACTATCCTTGGATATTGACAAGAGATTCGGTTAATAATACTCAAATCTACATTCCGGCAACTGCTGAAGTTACAAGAAACTTGGCATTAACTGATAATATCGCTTTCCCTTGGTTTGCGGCGGCAGGTTACACAAGAGGTATTGTAAATGGTGTTAAGGCTAGAAAGAAATTAACACAAGAAGATAGAGATGTTTTATATCAAGGAAGAATTAACCCAATCGCAACATTCTCGGATGTTGGAACGGTAATTTGGGGTAATAAAACTCTACAGATTAGACAATCAGCTCTTGACAGAATTAACGTAAGAAGATTGTTGTTACAGGCTCGTAAATTGATTTCAGCGGTTTCTGTAAGATTGTTATTTGAACAAAACGATGACAAAGTAAGACAAGATTTCTTAGACTCGGTTAACCCAATCTTAGACGCTATCAGAAGAGATAGAGGTTTATATGATTTCCGTGTAACGGTTTCTTCGGATACTGCTGATTTGGATAGAAATCAAATGACAGGTAAGATTTATATTAAACCGACTCGTTCTTTAGAGTTTATAGATATCACATTCTATATCACTCCAACGGGAGCATCTTTCGAGAACATATAATCTAAAAACAAAAAATAAAAAAGGGGATTAAAACTCCCCTTTTTTTTTATTATAAGATATTTATTGTTATGAGTATTAGAAATTTAATTAAAAAAGTTTTATTAGAAGACGTTAATCGCAGAAAATTAAAGTTATTTGCTTTAGATTGGGACGATAATATTTTAAGAATGCCGACTAAAATTTATCTTAAAACCGATAATGGTGGTGTTGTTGGAATGTCGACCGATGATTTTGCTCATTATAGAAGTATGATAGGTAAAGAACCTTTTGAGTATGAAGGAGAAACTATTATAAATTTGGATAATAACGCATTTAGAGATTTTACTCACCACGAAACTTTTTTAACTGACACTATGGAGGCAATTAAGAAAAATAGATTGTCACCTAGTTTTATTGGTTTTAAGAAGGCGTTAATCAAAGCGAGTCCATTCTCCATAATCACCGCGAGAGGTCATAGTCCAAATGTGATTAAAAAGGGTGTCAAACTTTTTATCGATTCTGTATTATCTCCCGAAGAAAAAGACACGATGATTAATAACATTAAAAATGTTTTTGAATTTGAGGATTTGGGTGGGTATTATAAATTAGGTAAAAATGATGACAAACAATTAATAGACATTTATTTAGATGAGAAGGGGGAATACTACCCTGTTTCATCACCTGAGTTTGGTAAAAGATTTAAATTAGACTCTGCTGGAGGTGCGTCAAGTCCTGAACATTCCAAAAAAATCGCATTATCTGATTTTATAGAAAAAGTTTATGATAAAGTTGGACATTTAATTAAAAGTGGAAAATATGGTTCTGTTTCTTTAGGGTTCTCTGACGATGACGTTAGAAATGTTAAAAGTATGATTCAACACATAGAAGACGAATTATCAGTTATGTATCCTGAAATTAAATTCATTGTTAAAGACACTTCTGAGGGAGGAATGAGAAAACTGGTAATTAATAGAATAAAAGAAGATGAAAATATTAATGAAGATTATTTAATTAAAAGAATTAAAAATAAATTATATAATATAAACTAGTTTCTAGTAGAATTTATAAATAAAAAAACAAAAGTAAATAGAAAAAAAATAACTTGATATATTTATATAATAAGAATAAAAAAAATTAAAACCAAAAAAACAAAACAATGGCAGATTTGTTAATGAAAATGCCGGTTCCTTATGAACCAAAAAGGCAAAACCGATTTATAGTAAGATTTCCTTCTACATTAGGAATCAACGAATGGTTTGTGGAATCAGCGGCAAGACCTAGTTGGAAAACAAATGCAACTGAAATCCAATTTTTAAACACTTCAACATATGTTGCAGGACGTTTTAATTGGGATCCTATCTCCGTTAAATTTAGAGACCCAATAGGTCCTTCAGCGGCTCAAGCTCTTATGGAATGGGTTCGTTTATGTGCAGAATCAGTTACAGGTCGTATGGGTTATGCGGCGGGGTATAAGAAAGATATTGATTTGGAAATGTTAGACCCTACAGGGGTTGTGGTAGAAAAATGGATATTACAAGGAACGTTCTTAACTAGTGTTAACTTTGGTTCATTAGCTTACGGTCAAGATGGTATCGCAACAATTGACGCTTCGCTTAGAATGGATCGTTGTATATTGGTGTACTAGTTTTTTACTATAAATACATATCCTTTACAACCAAAATAAAATTCCATATATTTATAGTATATGGAATTTTCTTTTTTTATAACAGACAATAAATCTGGGTACAAAACCAAAGAATCTTGGTTATCTAAAAACCATCCAGAATTATACGAAAAAATATTAAATTATTCATCTAAATTTACATTACAACTTTCTTTTAAAGAAAGAATTTGGTTCTATTATAATAACTTAACAGAAAGACCAAAATGTGTTACTTGTAATTCTGATGTAAAGTTTAGAGAAAGGTTTGACAATCCATACGGAGAATTTTGTTCCCTACTCTGTATAAACAAAAACAAGGAAGAAATGTCCAAAAGACAAAAAAATGCTTTTAACTTAAAGTATTCCGTAGATTATTACCCCCAACATAAAGATTTTATAAACAAACAAAAAAAAACTAAAAAAGAAAAATACGGAAGTGAGAATTATAATAATACAGAGAAAAGTAAAATAACTAAGTTTGAAAAATATGGGGACGAAAATTATAACAATTTAGAAAAACAAAAGAAAACAATTTTAAATAAATATGGGAAGGAAAATATAGTTTATAGTGATTTTTATAAGGAAAAAATTTCAAATTCCTTTAAAGAAAAATATAAAGGGATTAAAATAAACACAATTGACGGAATGTTGGTTAGTATCAATTGTGATAAATGTGGAGAAGATAGTTCATTAACCAAACAACTTTTGTATGAGAGATATAAAAGAAATTATGATGTTTGTACTATTTGTAATCCTATAGGTCAAAATTCTAGAAGCGGTTATGAAAACGAATTATCGGAATTTTTATTAAGTAAAAACGTTGAGGTTATTCAATCGTATAGAGGGTTACCCAAAAAATTAGAAATTGATATATTAATACCTAAAAATAACTTAGGTATTAAGATAAATGGAGTGTATTGGCATAATGAATTATTTAAATCGGATAAATATCATTTAAATAAAAACAATATATGTAATGAAAATGGAATTGATTTAATTCAGATATTTGAGGATGAGTGGTTATATAAAAAAGAAATAGTTAAATCCATATTGTTAAATAAATTGGGTTTAATAGACAATAAAATATTTGCAAGACAATGTAAAATAAAACAAGTTGAAGATAATGAATCCCGAATTTTTTTGGACGATAACCATATACAGGGTAACGTAAATTCAAAAGTCAAAATCGGTCTTTTTTTTAATGAGGAGTTAGTATCATTAATGACCTTTTCAAAAGGAAGGGTTATACTTGGAGGTAAAAAAGATGAGTGGGAATTAACTAGATTTTGTAATAAAATTAATTTTAATGTTGTTGGGGCGGCATCAAAATTATTTAGTTTTTTTAAAAAAACATACAACCCTGAAAAAATTATATCATACTCTGATATAAGATTATTTGATGGAAAAATGTATGGTAATTTAGGGTTTAGTAAAATATGGAAATCAAAACCAAATTATTGGTACGTTATTGATGATATTCGATATCATAGATTTAATTTTAGAAAATCTGTATTAGTTAAAGAGGGTTTTGATAAAACAAAAACAGAAAAACAAATTATGTTCGATAGAAAAATATATAGAATATTTGATTGTGGTAATGTTAGGTGGGAGTATTTAAAAATCTAAAAATATATGTATTTTTATAATAAAAAAAATTATGGATTCACAATTTATACAAGCCGCAACTCAAGATTTTAATTTACCTCACGACATTGTACCACTCCCAACTGGAGGTATTTTCTATAAAAACAAAAAGAAAAGTGTTAAGGTTGGTTATTTAACAGCAAATGATGAAAATATTTTATTGAGTGGTTTACAAAATAACAAAGATGGTGTTATGATAAATTTATTAAGAAGTAAACTTTATGAACACGATATTAGACCTGAAGAGTTACTTGAACCGGATATTGAAGCGATATTAATATATTTAAGAAACACATCTTTTGGTCCTGAATATACTTTTTCTTTATCTGACCCCTCAAATGGTAAAAGTTTTGAAACAACTATTGTATTAGACGAATTAAATATTAAACAGACTCAATATTCGCCCGACTCCGATGGGACTTTCACAACAACATTACCTAAAAGCGGTGATGTTATTAAATTAAAACCTTTAAACTATGGTGAATTAATGGAAATTGATAAAATGGTTTCATCATATCCACCAAATAGAGTTGCGCCCAAAATTACTTGGAGATTAAATAAACTTATTTTAGAAATTAATGGTAGTTCTGATAGAGAGATGATATCAAAATATGTTGATACAATGCCTATATTAGATTCAAAATATATTAGAAAGTTTATGTCAGATAATTTGCCCTCATTAGACCTAAAAAAAAGTGTAATCGCCCCTTCAGGAGAAATAGTTGAAACTGAAATCAACTTTGGGGTTGAATTTTTTCGGCCTTTCTTCTAGTTATAGGGAATATATAATTAATGAATTTATTTTCTTATCTAAAAAACTCGGAGTTCAGTATTCCGAGTTTATGTCCATGCCAACGTATTTTAGAAAATATGTGATAAACAAACTGATAGAAGTTGAGACTTAAAAATTCTTATTTGAATATTTATAAAGTAAAAAGAATATGGCTGACGGAGAAAAAAATATCTTAGACCAAATAGGTAAAGTTTTTGACGCCGCTTTAGGTAAATTTCAAAAAAACTTTGAACAAAGCTTTAAAGATGTTGATGGTATTGTAAAAAAAATGTTGGAAATAGATGAAAAAGCGTCAAGTATTGCAACAAAGTTCGGCGTTGGTAGAGCAAACATAGAAGGAATATCAAAAAGTTTAACAAATTCTTTTACCGATATAGCGTTATTGGGTGGAAACATACAAGATATTGTGGATATACAAAAAGATACTTCAGAAGCTTTAGGTAAAAACGTATTACAAAATAAGGAAGAGGTAAAATCTCTATATGAAACGTATTTAGTTACAGGACAACAAGTTGGAACACTAACGAACTCTTTTAAAACTATCGGGTATTCAACATCCCATATATCCGATCAAATGAATAAAGTGGTTGAGAGTTCAAGAGCACTTGGAGTTAGTAGTCAAAAAGTTTCTGAACAAGCGTTGGCGAATTTAAGTACGATGAACCAATTTAATTTTGCGAACGGAGTCGATGGACTCGCTAAAATGGCTGCGCAGGCGGTTAGTTTAAGGGTTCAAATGTCAGACACTTTAAATTTGGCGAAAAAATTATTCGACCCTGAACAAGCTATTGAGATGGCGGCGTCAATGCAAAGACTGGGTGTTGCACAATCTGATCTATTAGACCCATTAAGACTAATGGATTTGGCTCAAAACGACCCAACGGAACTACAAAATCAAATATCCCAAATGTCAAAACAATTTGTTCAGTTGGGTAAAGATGGTCGTTTTGAAATTATGCCTGGCGCCAAACGACAATTAATGGAAATTGAATCTGCGTTAGGATATCCTGCAGGACAACTATCTAAAATGGCGATATCCAGTTTTGAAATTCAAGACAAAATGAATAAGATAAAATTTCCTGTTAACGCATTTGATGAAGACCAGAAAAATTTTATCGCCAATATGGCTCAAATGGGTAAGGATGGTAAATATGAAATTAATTTAAATGGTGAAAAACTTGGAATTGATGAAGCTATGGATAAGTTTAGTAAAAACAAAGAGTTACTAGATAAATTTATGGAAGACCAAAAACCAAAAACTATTGAAGACCTTGCGAAAGAACAATTAAGTACCAATAAACTTGCTGAAGGTCATTTAAGAGCTTTAAGGGATGGTTTTGGGTATTCGGCCGCTGGTAGTGAATTAGGGAAAACATCTACAGATGTAGTTAGAACAGGTGTCTCATCGGCGTCAGAAATATATCGGTCCCTCAATCCTTTTGGTAAAGAAACTAGTGAAATGACTAAAAATTTAGAATCTACTGGAGGGGAAATTATTAATATTGCGAAAGACTATTTTAGTGATAAAACCACATTAAAAGACTCCTTCCAAAAAGTCGGAGAACAAGGGTTAAAATTGGAAGAGATTATGAGAACAAATTTAACCGAAGCTTTCACTAATACAGGTAAAGAATTTGGAAAATTAATTAAAGGTTCCGAAACTTTAAGGTTAATAGTGGATAAAGTAAAAGAAAAATATAAAGATATATTACCTAAAGGATTTGAAATACCTGGTTCTGCAGATTTTAAACCTAAAAATTTAAATACAGAATTACCGGCGGAAAATACTGATAAGTCGGGTAAAGTTGAGACTCAGAACACTAATTTAAATGGGGAGATTAAAGTTGAAGTTAATGTTACGGGAGATGGTATCGATGAAACTAAGTTTAGTAAAATTTTGGAGGATAGTGAGTTTATGAGAAAACTACAACAACTTATAGATGACCATAAATCTAATTACGGTTTAACTAAAAAGTAGTTGAATTCGTATAATAAAAATTGTATTTTATTCTATTTATATTAAAACAATAAAATGTCTGAAAGTAGTTTATCTTTTGCGTCAACACAATTATTTAGGAATAACCTTTTAGGTAGAAATTTAAAACCTTACAGAATACCAGGAATATTTACCCCTAGAGGATCGACAACATATACTGCTAATATAAACGATTATAATGTTATTGATTCACCGGGAGAAACGTTAACTAACGGAACTTTTTCAAGAGATTTATATCCTTTAAACGAATACGGACCTACTGGTGGATACAAATTAAACATCAATTTTAATAACCCACCTTTAACTAAAGATTCAAATAAAGGAGAATACGACCCTAATGATACCCAGTTAGACATAATTAACGAATTTTATATTGATGCTGCCTTTATAACCAACAAATATGGTCCTGAGGGTGGTTATAATAGTTTAGTTGTTATTGATGACTTACAGAATAATGAAAAAATTTCTTTACCGTATTGGGATCCTCCAATATTTAACCCCTCTTCTTATTCACCATATGATATATTAACAAAACAAAACCCAACAGGTAGTGACGGACCTTTATCCGAGGATTCGTTTATTGCTAGATTGGGGGCGAAAACTTTAAAAAGTTCGTTTGAGAATAGAATTTCGGTCGAAACATTTAAAGGTATTAAGGGTGTTAATTTATTAATAAATGGTAAACCAACATCATTTAATTATAATGATTTTAAAATAACTTCACCATCAGAGCAAAGGGAGAGAGACAATGAAAAATTATTATCTAGAATCGAAGGGATATACTCTCCAACATCACCAATACCTGGAGACTATTTTCAAGAAATTAATTTAAATGTTCCGTTAACATTACAAGTTTCAGGAGCGATTGACCAAGCGAATCAAGTACTTAGTAATATTTTTGGTAGGAGTGGTACTTTTGGTCCAATACCCGTAAAAACAATTAAACCCTCTGAAATATTTTTAGAGAATACTGGTAATGGTCAAAAATCAATATTGTTTTCAACCATTGAATATAATAGATATAAACCATTATATAAAGATGATGTTACATCTTTACTAAATAACCCAAATAGTGTTGAGTTTAGAGCTAGTTTAATAGACTCTGCTAATGACACAATAAATAGTAGTTATTATGTTGGAAGTAGAAATTCAGAACCCTCAACATTAAATTCACCGACAAATCAAGTTCCTGTAAACCCTTACGGACAACAAGAACAAACACCTGTTTACGGACCTTCAGAAATGGCTATTTTATATGAAGGTAATAGAAATTTATTAAATTTTGGATTGGACGGTAAACCCACTATAGATGGTGGGGGTATTGGAGGACAATTTGTTTGGACATCACCAAAATACAAAGGTAATGCGGGATTTAAAGCGGTAATAGGTGGAGGAAATGGTTCGTTAGATAAAGAATTTAATCAAATAAGTTCATCATATAATAAAGACCAATCTACAAATATAACTTTTAAAAGAGGTTCTATTTTAGATAACACACAAAGATTAATAGACTCTGCCGATAATGTTTCGGGTATCGCTAAATTAAAACACGTAGGCACCGCTATAAATCAAGTCTCTAAAGTTTTTAATGATGGGTATAAAGAATTAACAAAGGGTTCTAGAGTAGTTTCTTATAAAGATTTTACCGATGGTTCAGAAAAAGGAGTTGAATATTGTAGAGTTTTTACTAAAGACACGCCATATTACACTTATGGTGATTTACAAAAAACAGATGGTATAACTACCGAAGGTAGAAGATTTACCAATTCAATTTTAGACAAGACATATAATTTAAATATAGCACCAATAAAAGGTAGTGATTCTACCAATATTGTTGACGGTAAAGTTAAAAAGTATATGTTCTCTATTGAGAATTTAGCTTGGAGAACATCTAGTAAACCTGGTTTTACTTATGATGATTTACCTGCGTGTGAAAAAGGACCTAATGGAGGTAGAATTATGTGGTTTCCACCCTATGATATTAAATTTAACGACACTAGTACGCCAAGTTTTACTCCGGTAGAATTTATGGGTAGACCTGAACCAATATATACGTATAAGAGTACCACTAGATCTGGAACATTAAATTTCAAAATCATTGTTGATAATCCGTCTGTAACTAATTTAATTGTTGAAAAACAATTAAAAGGGGTTAATAAGGAAAGGGCTAATTCAATAATGGATTCTTTTTTTGCCGGATGTGTTAAATATGACATTTATAAATTAGGTTTAAAATTTAATACATTAAAACGTAGCGAATTGGTTACTTACCAAGAACTTTTACAAAATCCTAGATTAACAGATGAGGAAAAAAAGGGAATTACTAAAGAAATTCAAGTAGCTAATATAGATGTTGTAACACAAGAAATTAAATTAACCGACAACCAAAAAACAATTGACGAATATATTAAAGAATTTGGTGATTTAACGTTTTATTTTGATAATGACATCCCTAAAAGTGGAGATGAAAATTATGAAGATACTTATAATAAGTACGTTAATAGTGGAAATAAAGATAAATACACATCTAATAGTGTGAGTGCTTTTAATGAAGCAATACCATCGTCCTATTGTTCCAAAAACCCTGATTTTTGTAAAAAACAAAAAGAAGTTGGTAATTTTTTTAATCAAGTTATCGAATGGAATTATAGTAGATTAGGTAACTTTATAACCGCAACAAATAAACTTATTACTGATAATGTTGCAGAAAAAATAACAATAACTTTTAGTGGATCGGCTTCCGCAACTGCTTCTGTAGACTACAATAAAAAATTATCAGAAAGAAGAGTCCAAAGCGTTAAAACATTCCTACAACAAAAAGATGTTGGAGGTATTAAGTTAGACCAACTTTTTAAAGATAAAGTGATAAACGTTGTAGATTCATCTGTTGGAGAGGAAACATTTGTAACCCCAAAGGCAGGTACTTTAGTTTTCGATGAAGTTGATTGTAGACAAGACATAACAGGTAGCACCCAATCAAAACCAAATAAAGTTACTCCAGAATCTCAGGTATATGCGGTTAACGCTATGGCCTGTAGAAAGGTTAGGATTAATCTTAGTGTTATTCCTAAACAAGATAAGGTGGAGAAAAAAAATGTTGAGAATCCTGTTGCTAATATTGACACCGTAACAATACAACCATCAAAACCAAAATCAACAAAAACGGTAGTTGAGAAAATAAAAGAAGGTATTAGTAAAAAAATACTTAGAAATTTATTAACTGAGTGTGATTATTTTGAGGTCGTTAAAGAATCTGACCCAACAATATATGACTCAATAAAACAAAAAATAAAATACTTTAATCCGGCATTTCATTCAATGACACCTGAAGGATTAAACGCTAGACTTACCTTTTTAAATCAATGCGTAAGACCTGGCGAAACAATACCTGTTATACAAGATGGTAAACCTGTATATAACAACGCCCAAAACACTTCATTTGGTACCCCACCAATTTTAGTGTTGAGAATCGGAGATTTTTACCACACTAAAATTGTTCCAACAAGTATGGCGTTCACATATGACCCTCTAACGTTAGACCTTAACCCTGAAGGTATTGGTGTACAACCAATGATTGTTAGTGTTAGTATGGGGTTCAATATGATAGGAGGGCACGGATTAGCAAAACCTGTAGAGCAATTACAAAACGCGTTATCATTTAATTTTTATGCTAACACCGAAATTTATGATGAGAGAGCGGTAGCGACGGAGGACGTTACAAAACTAGATAAAGAGATATTCAATTCTATTGCCGAAAGTGAGAAACCCGCAACAATTGAAAATGTTGAAAATCTTCAAAAAAATGATGGAGGTTCGACAATAGGTGAAATTTTAACAAATATACCTGTTACTGGCGGTCAGACAGGAGAAACGTCTTATCAAAAAATTATGGATGACCTAATAACAACGACCAAGAAGTATTCGGAAACGGTAGTTAATCAGTTAGAAAAAATTTTATTATCTTATAATTACGGAATTTTACAATTGACGGTTAAAGAAAGATTATTTACGTCAGGAACTACGTCTGGGGTAACATCTACTATTATTGATACGGATAAAACTAATATTTTCGGAAATGTTAATAGAGAAAAATTAAGTGAAAATATAATATCACTACTAAAACAAATAGAGATAGATATAAATAATGAACTAGACCCAATAACTAGTGAGTTATTTGGTAAAGGATTATTTACTGATGATCAAAAGAGAATAGTTAAAAGTAACTTAGTTAGTTATTTATCGAAACAATTAGGGTTTGATAGTGGAATATATTCAATTTTACAAGAAATAGTTTTTGTTGAGTTAGAACTTATAAAGTCGATTCAAAAAATTAATTTAATAACAACAAATACTGATGGTAAAATACTTGATGGAGGTATTATTAGGGTATATAATATAACACCAACAGACCAAGTTAGTAATAAACAAAATACTCCGCAACCTATCGTACCAACAAATACATTGGAAGAACTTAAATATGACTATGGTAATTTTAATTTTTATTTAAGGGATTTTGATTCGTTCTTATATCAAGAAGATATTGTTACTAATACCTACGGCCCAAATCCTGGCGACTTTTTTATTATTTCTGATCCTAAAGATTTTAATGATAGTGAACAAAATAGAAGATTCTTTATGGTTTTCTCTAGAATTCTGACAGATAAAAATAAAAAAAATGATTTTATTAAGACTATAACTAATTCATCATCATTAACGTCAAAACTAGTCAATAACTTTACAGAAATTGTTAATGACATTGCGGACGAATATAAAAACGAAATAAAAGAAGAAGAAAAGTTCTATAATAAATTCAAAAAAACAAAAGAATATAAAGAATATACCGAAGGAATTGAAACATTATTATATCCAAAAGGTAAGGTAAGGAAATTCACATATACAACGGTACCCGATATAAGTAAAGAAGAAACTCAGAAGGCTAACATATCTGAAATATATTCGACAACAAATACTAATACCAATACATCAACATTTGACGGAAAATCAAAATTAGATTCATAATGGCAAAAAGACAATCATATCAGAGATATAATGAATTTCTTATAAACGGAAACCAAACCGTAGTACCATATATTAATTTACCGATTAAAACCACAGATAAGAAATACATTTATAAGGTGGGACAAAGTAGATTGGATATAATATCTCAACAATATTATAACACACCAACATTCGGATGGTTGATATTAATGGCCAACCCAAAATTTGGAGGTAGAGAATGGAATATTCCTGACGGGTCAGTATTGACTATTCCATTTCCTTTAATAGCTTCATTACAAGATTACAACAATCAATTAGACAATCATTTTTTATATTATGGTAGGTGATGGAGAGAATATATTAGTGGAGTATGATTATAACAACATTATAGTTGTAGACCCAAACAAAATCGTAGATGAAAATGGTAACGCTAAGGAAAGACTTGTAAAACAAGAAAACTTAGTAATGTATGCCAATTTGGAGTGTAAGTTAGTCCCAAGAACTAAATTGGCGATTGGAGTCGCTCCAAGCGACAGACAACAAACAATATCATTGGCAACTATAAATTTTTTAAAACCTGGAGATAAATCTTTTTTAGAAAACGATTGGACTGATAGTATTACGGGTAAAAACACTATTAAAGGTCAAGGAGTAAATCAACCTGGATATGAGACGGTTCCTGGTGCCGATTTTCTAAGACAAACAATCTTAACAGGGGGTAAACCGGGATCTTTAGATACTGGTCTTTTAGGTATTGTAGGGATTGACATCACCCAAAACACTTCGTTTATGCCGGTTATAACGGTTAGATTAACGGACATTAAAGGTAGGGCGTTATTTGAATTGGGTGATAATTCACCTTATGCGGCGTTTTTTAATTTACCATATCCTATGTTTTATCTTACTATTAAAGGGTATTATGGTAAAGCGATAAGGTTACCATTAATGTTACAAAGCTTTAACTCCAGTTTCGACTATTCAAGTCAAAATTTCGATATAACTTTAAAATTTTACACATACAAATATAGTGTTCTTAGTGATCTAACTATGGGTGCGTTATTAGCGACACCACATATGTTTCCCTCAACAATTTCAGTAACCCCGAAACAAGGAGGTTCGACACAACTAACAAATTCTAAAAATTCTGTAGTTGAAAGAGGGTATCAGAAAATGAAAGAGATTTATAGTGAATATAAGTCAAAAGGATTAATATCGGAAGATATGCCTGAATTAACAATATTAGAATTAAGAAATAATATCGATAATTTTGTTAATAATATATTAGATACTTTTACTAAGGAAAATTTGGCGCCATTAAATAACTTAGATAGTTATTCGGACACATTAAATGAATATAGAAAAGATGTTTTTTTGGCGGTTAATGGTTCTTGGTTTAGCGATTTTATGGATTCCGAAAATTTCTACGTTTTAAAGAATAATGGTGGGGAAATATATACTTTTAAAGATGAAGACGTTTCAAAAAACAAAACTGCGTTAAGTAAATTAGAAAACGAATATATAGACAAATATAATAAAAAATTAAATAATAATCCTGTTTGTGGTAAAAATGGACAATACTCCGTTGGAGGTAAAGGACCTTTTCCGTCAAGTATAAATTGTAACGTAACACTACAACAATTTATATTTGATAGTGTTACTGAAAATGACATTGATTTTGAACAAACAATATTAAAAAGAAAAAAAGGTAAACAAAAACCGACAAGTGCTGAAATCGCAGAAGCTGAATCTAATTTTAAATTAAAAAATTCTTTAGGAGGTATCGAGACTAAAAACGGTAAAAAGTATAAAATTCAATGGTTTAGGTTTGAGAGTGGTACTACAGGAATTGAACCAAATGGAAATATTAAAGATTCAAAATCTTTTATTTTAAAACCAAATACCACATTTATGGAGTACACTTCCGAACTAGGAAGAAAATTATCCGAAATCAGAAAAGAAATTGAAACAAAGTTAACAGACGCTTTATCTGATATTTTACAAAGTAAAAATAATGGTATCGGATTCAATCCGACTATAAGAAATGTTTTATCGGTTATTTTTGCCAATGGAGAAGCTTTTTTAAGACTATTAGATGATACGCACACAAATGCTTGGAATTTAAATTCTGATTTGGATGCGACAAGGGAAAGAAAAAAATTGGTTTTTAATACTTCCGCGTCAGATGTGAATACGGACAACCCAACACCTGGGTACGACAAAGATACACCTATTTATCCTTGGCCACAAGTAATTGTCTCAAATAGAGATGAAAATGGAGATGAAAAATATTCATTAGAATATCCCGGTAAATTTGTATTACAAAGTAATTATAAGACTAACGTCTTCACCTATTGGCCTGAAGTAGAATTTGTTGAGGAATTTATTACCGCTTTAACTAAAAGGGATGAAGTTAAGAAAAATCCTGAACCAATTAAAAACGAAACTTTAGATATTACAAAGGCGTCGTTAAATCCCATAGAATTCCCAATAAATAATGAAGTTTTTTCAAATAAAGAAGAAATAAAGTATTTTTTTGAAATATACGAAAGAATATCTTTATATTCTGATTATACTAAGTTATCAAGATCTTCAAATAGTGTAATAGAAACGGATTTATTTGCAACTATACTATCAGAGTTTGAATATTCAAATATAAATAATAGTTTATTGAATGATAGTCCATTTCTTCTAAGTAAGTTAAAAGAATATACATTTACGTCTATAAATTATTTAGAAATATTAAGACATTTTTCTAATGATGGTATTGGGGAAAGTTGGCAAAACTTTTTAAGAGGGGTTTTTAATACATCATATTTAAAAAATTTAATTAATAATTCGCAATTTAGTTTCATTAATCCCGATTTACTATCAAGTAGTATATGTTCACCATCAGTATCGGTATCAAAACAAGATGAATTGTCTAAGTATTTTAACGAATCAACAACATCTAACGAGTATGATTTTTCTGATACATATCCATTAACCGATTTAGAATGGATTAAATTTAAAATGGCAGATTCTAAAAATATTGGAACTGCTAAACAAGCTTTTAACACTACTAAAGTGTTAAATTATGACCAAGACAGAAAAACAATTACTAATTTTAAAGACAATACTAATACTGAAAAGATTAGACCTATAACTAATTTTAATTGGGTTGGTAAAGTAATATCACCTAGTTTGATTGATATGGACTACCCGTTATTGAAAGATTTTTACAAAAATAGAAACAATGAGGATCAATTACCAACAGAAGGAAATGTTATTTATTCTGATTACACGGATAATTTATTATACAAACAAACTACTTCAGTTTTAAACACCCCTTATTTTATTAACTCAATTCAAGAAGGAGTTTCTAACTTTAGAAATTATGAAAAATATCCATTTGTTTCTTCTGCTTACTATTTTATAAATAGCTTACCCGTTGCAACTCTAAGAGAGAGATATAAATCATACACCCCAAATGGAGACCTTAAACCTAATATTGAGGAACTTGATTATATTATGTCTTCATTTAAAAAATTTGGAGCAATACACAAAGTACCATATGCTTGGATATTAAAAATAGGTTCCGTTTGGCATAGATATAAAAAGTATAATGATACTGGTGTTGACATATTAGAGAAGTCTTGGTCTGGGTTTAGTTACGTTGATAACTATGATCCTGAGACAAGTAACCCTGAAAAAATTTATAGTTTATCTATTAATGGTTCACAAATAGATATTGTACTTCAAGATAATACATTCGTAGGAGGGGAGGAATTCACATTAATTAATGTAGGGTTTTACCCTAAATTGATTAATGATTTTAACGTATTTTATCAAGGGTTCAACATATATTCAGGATTTACTAGTTTAGACATTCAATCAGGGTTTACCCTAGGGGTAAATTTAAATTATGTCGATAATGCTATTATTGATTTACCAAGATCAGGAACAACGGGTCATGGATTTGACCCCGCCTCACAAACAAGAAGTCTAAGGATAATACCTTGGTCTGTAACGGTTGATACGTTAGATGACAAATTTTCATTTGTATTTCCATCGGCGGGCTCATTAATTAATCAGACAAAAAACGAATGTTTTGATATTACGAAAACACCAAATTCTTTAAAAACCGAGGTAATTAATAATGAGTCGATGTATAATGGGTCAGTTAGAAATTTTTGGGCGGCACCAAATTATGGTTATTTTAACACAAATAAACTTGAGACCCCATATTACTCAGAGTATTTAAAAACTATAAACCCTGATAGTAATATCCAATCTAATTTTGATATTAAATCTAGAATAGGGGGATCCGATTATACATCGATAAGTGATTTATTTAGTACCTTTAATAAAGACATATTAGATTCATTTGAAAACGAGTTTCTTAATTTTTCTAAGTCAATATACGATACCGGGGACGGAATTAATACTAATACTAACGATGTTGTTAATAATATTTCTAACACCATAACGTTAGATGAATCTAAAAAGAAAATGTTAAATTTTCAATCGTTTATGATTGATATGATGAAGATATCTAAAGTTAATGGAAAAACAGGAACGGATTACGTAAGTAATGTTCAGATAACTCAAACCGCCAATATCGTTGAGAGAATTAAGAATTTTTTAAATTTTGATATCATATTTAAATTTGGAAATCCATCAAACTATAGTAAGAGGTTGTTTTATACCTTCTCAACGTTTGAAATTTCTGACCCATATGTTTGGGATAATTATACAATATTAACACCTAACGCATTACCGGCCACTTCAAACTCGGTAACTTTTTCACAATCATTTGCAAATTACCAAGAAGAATGGAAAGCATTATTCTTATACGTTGGTTTTAGTGAAATTGTTGAATTGACTTATAAAGATTCAGGTTCATATATTACCGATTTTTTTATTGATAATAATATTGCGTTTACGGTGAATAATATTAAAAATTTATATCCTATTATAAAAATATACGCAACACAAAAATTATCAGACCCTAATTTGAATCCGTCAAAATTTACAGAATCGATGAATGAGTACATTTTAAAAAATGACAGATTTTTGGGTAGGGTACTTAATAATGTTTTTACTAATGTAAGGAATAAATTACCTAATGTTTCGGTATCAACTAATGTTGGAACTTTTTCAAAACTTGACGGTAACCAAACAAAATATGAAATTTATGACACTTTAAAATCTTTAAATGATAAATGGATTTCAGGTTCAGATTTTAAAAACAAAACTTTATTTGAAGATGTTTTGTTAGTTGATAGAGCGTCAAGAAACATTGGAGATAAGATATTAGTAGACATATATAAATTAAAAAATAGATTGACAAATATAAATGCTGATTCAACTATGTTATCTTTTATTCAATCGATTTTAGTTGAGAATAATTTTGTTATTATGAATCTTCCTTCATATATTAATTTTTATAATGTACAAGATGTTACAAAAAACGCAATACCTAAATTTGAAGGGACTACAGAATTTGCGAATAATTTATTTGGAACGTTTTTAAATGTTGATTACAGAGATTCATCTTCTAAAATGGTTTGTTTTTATTCTAATAAACCTAGTGAACATTTAAATCTGAAAAATAATGTTGACTACAGATATAGAAACGATGGATTAGACATTAGTAAAACTAATAATGCTTTGGTAGAAACCTCAACAAATAAACAAGACCACGCATTATCTAATAGAGTGGTTGGGTTTAATGTTGACATTGGACCTCAAAATCAACAAATTTTTAACGGATTTAACGTGAGACAAACCGCGGGTAAGGCCACTACAGAAAGTTTACAAATTTTAAATGAGATGGCAAATCTTAGAGGAAATAGAGCGGGGTCAACGCAAAGTACATCATTAT